TGAATGATATGTATTGTATGATATGACACACATCATTCACGAAGAATGCCGAATTACTACACGAGACACGATATTACGGTGGACGAATACTGGATTGAAATGAAGAAACTTTACGTATATGAGAAAGATGAGACCGGTGAAGGATGGGTCTTTAGAAGACTAAATAATGGAACAAAAGGGAAGAGGATACAAAAACGCTGGGCGCCACATACTCTAGAACATTACTGGACTTTGAAGGGAGCAAGAGCATATGAAGATGATGTGAAGAAGTATCTTCAAGACACCCCTAATCCTCAATAAACCGACGGCCACCGCTCATTTCAGAAGGGTAAGTCTCAATCATAAACTTTTTCACAGCCCTAGCAGCCTCCTCTTCTGTATCAAATGCGCCGAGATTATGACTGAAAGTCTCTTTCGGATTATTATTAATCGTCGTGACGGCACAGGCAATAAACTTTTTCTCTTTTTTAGACCACCGGACACACCAGTATTTCGCGTTGTTTTTCATATTATTAGCGTTTACCCTTTGCGAACACCACCGAAGGTTCTTGTAGTTATTGTTACACCTATTTCGGTCAATATGGTCTATCACTCTGTTTAAGGGGTTAGTGTTCGGGATGAATACCATACCGACGAGACGGTGGACGAGCATAGAAATAAAGGCACGAGGGACAGCCAGTCTTGCTGGACGTCCGAAACCGGAACGCGGTCTTAATAAATTACCCGAGGCATCCATAGCCCGATGAAGCGCGACACACATATAACCGTGGGATGGTGATAAAGTCTGCGACATAATGCGATTTTGAAGCAGATTTAAAATCTCACCCTTACGATTGATGGCATAATTACCCTTACGAACGCCAAATCTCTCGTCAATTTCAACGAACTTCGTCATAAAATCCTCCTCTTCGGCGGCAACACCAGGCGATACGGTGACTTGATTACCCGCTATATCCGTCGCCACGGATGGCGTCTTCACGCGGAAGAATGCGTTAATGTGCGCTTGTGTGATACGGGTCATTTTTTATATCCTTCAATAGATAATTACCTTTAAATCGTTATTCGGTAATTATCTTTTTTTTCACCAACACCCCCAGCCACAACAAACACAAAAATCTCTCGGCGGGGGGGATTTACCCCGAGGTGTGGAGGGGACGGACGAGGGCGTAGATGGCGGAGTGATGCTGTCGCCATCATTATAAAGGAATTTCTCCTTTCTTTTATGTTCGCCCGAGTGGTAAGTCATCAATTTTACGTAGTAAATCATATAGGGATTTATGATTTCGTTTTATTTTGTTTTTCACGGCAGGATTTCTTGTATTCTAGCATTTCGGCCTCATCAGTATCAGACCATCTAGCGATGGCCCGGAGATGTTTTTCGCTGGCGAAGTGGCGGCGTAAAATCGCTGCGTGGACGGTGACATATCCTCCACAGTCGGCGCAGATTTGAGAATGCTGTTTTGAGAGCCTGGATGTTAATTCCGCGACTAGGGGTTCAATCCATTCGGCGTGGCGTTGATATCGTATATCTTTATATTTTGTTCCAGCGGTAGAAAATCCGTAGGGGTGTTGTTCGGGATAGTAATCACTCATTATATAAACATAAGATACTAATTTGTTTATATGATGGCGAAGCAAATTGACTATGACGATAATTTAGAAAACTTGCTTAAAGATGAAGCAGAAAAAGCCGAGAGTTTATCCATCCTCCACCGCCTCTCGCACGAGAAATACTCATTATATTCAAACGCGATTAATATCCCTGTGATTGTTTTATCAAGTGTGATAGGATTTACGACGGGTATTAAAATTGAGTATGAAGATATAAATATCGTCCTGGGTATTGCGTCGGTGTTTGTAGGGGTGATAAAATCGCTGGATAGTTATTTTCAACTGGCACAGCGGAGCGAACGGCATCGGCTCGTGAGCCTTCAATACGGGCAATTATGTCGGAAACTGGCCGTTGAACTGGCTTTAGAACGCGATGTCCGAGAGAATGCGAAGGATATGTTGACGATGATAAGAACTGATATAAAGAACCTAGAAGAAATCGCGCCTATCATACCCGATGATGTGATTGAGAAATACAAACTGAAATACCCGAAAGTTGATGGGGAGAATATCAAACGACCAGCCCTAACGAATGGCCTGACAGAGGTGGTGATAAACAAACCGGAGAATTATGTTGTAAAGGCGGATTTAGTATCGCGAAGTCGGAAGCAATCGCTAGACATCGTGGATATCCCTGTGGGTGATATAAAAGATGGTGTGTTTAGTGCTTGATGTAGATATTTTGCTGGGTGCTGACGCTGTGAGCCATACCATCCGCAATCTTCTTGTTTTTCTCCTGTGCTTCTAACAGATGGTCGGTAGCAAAAATCGTCCTTATCATCGCACAGCCGACTTTTTTAGGGGCGAAGACGCGATTTAAACAGCGGGTAATGGAGTTGCCGACGTCAAATGGACGGCCGGTAATAAATAGAAGAAAGGGGAATGTTTTACCTTTTTTTAGGTCAATCCCCATCGTAGGAAGGTCGCCGTCGGTTTTTCGGGAATTAATGTAAAACCAGAAAATCTCCATCACGTCTTCGGGGATATCTACTTCTTGAACGCCGAATGACTTGAAGGTCTTGAACTTTTGAAAGATGAACTTGTTTTCATCCAGAATGAGGTAATTTTGCGCGTCGTCAAGGGGGTCGGGGCGTTTTTGAGAGATTACCATTTCTAGGTAATCTTGGTTGCGCCGAGGGAGTATTTTCACGTAGAGGGTTAGGACTACAAAGTGAAGGAGAAAGGTGTATTCGTATGAGTGTTTTACGCCCCCTTGTATTTGTATGAGTTTGAAAGTGGTATACATTTCGTCCCATTTATCTATGATTTCATCCCACGTGACCCAGTTATCTTCTTGTTTCTTCGTTTTTTTGCCTTGGACGAGTTTGTGTTCTCTCGCCACCCTCATCATTCTCTCGTGATACATATCTATCCTCTGGAGCATCTCGTCATCAGGAATAGGATATGTAAGTTTGAGTGCGGAATGGATGGATGTGTAATAAACCCGCTGTGTATTTTTTGAGTATTTCGTTAGTTTTTTTTCAACCTCCTCAAAACAGAAGAGATAGTGAAGATTATCAACCGGCTTTTCGTCATTTAAAATTTCTAGGTTGCGTAAATAACAGACCCTAGAGGTTTCAGCGAGACCGTATTCAGTCATTTTTGCGGACAGTTCGTCCATAAAAGGAGTGGATTTGAAAGAGCGAGGCATAATGTATCCGAAGGCGATATACATTATACAATTTTTCGTTTTATACCTGATTTAGATAATTACCCAGCCCAGCGATTTAGAAGAAACCGACGCGAGGGACATAAATGCGGAAACCGCAAACACCGTTGAAGGTGCCGAGGACGGAGCCGTCGGCTTGAAGGGCGTAGAGGTTCACAACGCAGGTATCAGGGACACCTGCGGTATAAACAACGGTGCCACCGTATTTAGTGCCTTGGACGGCGGTGGCGGCGATGGGGGGTTGAGGGGCGAGGGGGACTTGAAGAAAGCACTCGACGATACAACCTGCGGCCTGTGCGACTGCAGTGACAGTCGCAATACCGATCTTGACAACAGACACACCAGCATTAAAAGCGCCAGTTTCACCGAGAATAACATCGTAATTTGCGGGAGTAAGACCAGCGTAAGACCCAGCACCCAAACTAAAAGTGGTTCCAGCACCACCACTCGCGAGAGCGGGACGGGCGAGTTGTGATACACCGAGAGAATTCAGAGACATTTTCGGATTTGTTTTATGGTATTAATATTCAGTTGTTTTTATATATAATTTCGTATAAAAACATCCACATCGGTATATAAACAACAAAGATGGATACACCAAGCAATCCGGAGGCATCCGCGGTTTTTAATGAACCGAGCGGTAGTGCTAAACTGAAGAAAATCATAACCGAGCCGATGAGTGATGCGGATATTGAGTTGTATTTGCCGAGTGCGAAGATATTGATGTTTCGTGAACTGAAAGGCTACCCGAATATACAAGCGATATTGAAGCGTCCGAGAGATTATTTTGTGCTGTTATACGAACACACGCCACAGAACGGTCACTGGGTGGCGGTTTTGCGGTATGGGAATACAATAGAGTTTTTCTGCCCTTATGGGACAAGCCCGTATTCACCGAACTCCTGTTTAGAGTGGAACACGCCAGAGCAGAATGCGGTGGTGGACGCGACACACAATTATCTAGAAGATATGTTAAATCAAGCGGAGAAGGATGGTTTCAAGGTGATATATAACAAGATGGATTTACAGAATAAGAATGGTAATGTGAATACGTGCGGAGCATTTGTAGTGTTTCGTATAATGTGCCTGATGGAGGATGATATGAACCTCTCGGAGTTTCAGAAAGGGATGAAGAAAATCCACGCGGCGACAGGATTGAATTATGATGAGATAGTTGCGGATGCGATAGAAATCCGTGAATAACCTTAAACTGAAAAACTCGCGCCGTTTGAAGCCAGAATAACGATGCGCTGGTCGTCGGTTCCGAACTGAACTACGGTTCCTTGAGCGTAGTTATTCCTAGCCCCTAGTGTGATGGTTTTCCAGTTATTCGCAGGGGCGAG